ATAAGTAGTAGCTGCACCTAACACGTTACCAGTTGTAACACCTGTGTTCAATAAGTTAAAAGTGGTAGATGTAGAACTTAATGTTCCACCATTGACTGCTAAATTACCACCTAATAATGTGTTACCAGCTGCAACTTGAATTGCATATGGATTTGTTATTGTAACGTTTGTTCCATTAGTTGGTGCGTTTGCAATGTATAATGATGCAGCATTTGTATATGTTACAGTAGTATTTAATGCAGCAATTGTTTGTTGCGCAACTCCCATAACAGCCGCTTGTGTTTGTGTTTGAGTAGCAGTTGATGTTGTATCAAAAAATGTTTTTCCAACAACAGTTAACGCTGCTCCAGAACTAAGACTATTTAAGTTTCCACTAGTAGCAGGAACACTAGATGGTGCTGCAATTCTAAATCCACCAGCTTTAACAGTTCCATATTGTCCAGCAAATACGTTAGTACTAGTTTCATAACCTTCTGAATAAAATTCAAATGATTGTGAATCATTTGTCCATCCAGAGAAAGCAAATAAGTCACTTACGTTGATATTACCAGTTGCAGAAGTTATTGTTCCTAAGTTAGAACCTGTAGTAGTTATGGTTATTGTGCCAACTGTTGTAGTAGCAGATGATGACTGAACATCATATGTAGCAGTTCCTGCATATGGAGATATACCATTTGTTGCTAATAACGAGCCACCGGTTCCAGCAAATCCAGATAATGTAATTTTAGATCCATTTGGAATTAATACTTGTGAACCTGTCGTTGCATACGTAATAGTAACTGTTGTTCCAGATGAACTTCCAGTAGCCATTGGAACAAATGTTACAATTGATACTGTTCCAATAGTTGTAATAGTTGAAGTTGTTGCATTAGCATATGATACAGATCCAGCGGCTGATGCGGTAACTATATATGTTCCTGCATATGCTCCTAATGTTGATCCAACAGAAATAATAGCACCAACTGGTATTACTACTGTTATATCACTTAAGGTTAATGTAGCAGTTCCTGAAGCACCAGTAGTACTTGTTACAACAAATAATGCATTTGGTTGTGTTTTATAATAGTGGTATTTTAAACCAATATCAAATCCATTATCATTTGTTAACCATCCATATGATGGTCTATCTAATTCCATTATAGGATCATTGATAGATGTATTAGTTGTATTTGAAATAAACTGTGTACCAGTTACAGTTAGATTTCCAACAGTTGTTGTACCTAAACTTGTAGTTCCAGTAACAACTAAATTATTATTAACAGTTGTTGTTCCTGAACTAGAACCAATACTAATAGCAGTTCCTGCTCCACCAAAGTTAATATTTGTAGCAGTTGTGTTTATTAAATTATATGTTGCACCAGCTGAATTTAATCCAGATCCATTCGTGCCAGTACCACCGTTTGCTATTGGTAATACGCCATATACCGGGCCAGTAGTTCCAGATACAACAGCAGCATTTGCCAAGTTTATAGCAGTATATGCAGGGGCTACTGTTGAACCTTGTGATAATAATGGAATACCAACAGTTGCGATATCAGGCAAACCATTAAATGTTCCTAATGCATCAGTTGAATATACCAATGATCCAGCAGTATATGTACCAGTTCCACTTCCACCATTTGATATACCACTTGCTGATGCAGCTGATGATGTCATCCAACGTGAAGAAGTTGTTGCTAAAAATTCAACAGATGAAGTTGGAACAATTGTGTATAATGCATCATTAGTTCCTGTGTTAATACCACTTGCAGTTCCAGCAGTAAATGCAGCACTTGCTAAAATAGTAGTCGGTGCATTATTAACAACAAATGTAGTAGAACTTAATATACTAACAACAACTGTATTTGCAGGAAATACACCAGTTCCAGATGTCATTGACGTTGGAATTGTCATTCCTGGATATAATCCAGTAGTAGAAGTTACAGTTATAATATTTGGTGTAACAGTAGCAGATGATGTTCCACCAGTTAGTGCAACAGTTGGTTGTGGCCAAACATAAATTGAATTTGCAGTATTATTAACAATTTTAACTGATCTACCAACAATTGGTGCAGGTAATATAACACCATTATATGGTGCTGCAGTTGCTGTTGATGTAGTAACATATGCATAATCAGTAGTAATTTGTGTTGAATTACTTTGAGTAGAACCTGTTGCAGTATATGACCCAATTAGTGGTGTCATGGTAGAATCAGTATATGCTACTGTTCTACGTGCTACTGCTGATAGGTTTCCAGAATATGTACCATTTGTACTGTTTTCAGATACAAATAGGTTATATCCATCCCATTCAACTGAACCAGTTGCTGCTGTTGTTAAATTAACCCCAGATTGTAATGTCAATGGTGCTTGTGTAGCTGTGCCAGCTGGTAAGTTTAGCCCCGTTCTTACCAGAAATTGTCTATTAGTTGATGACATCATTTGTCTCCGTTATTGTAATATTTATCCATAAAACCTAAATAATGACACTTGTAGATTTAAATTAGCAGGATTTCCAGTGCTTCCAGGGTCTGGTGTTAATATTAAATTAACAGTCCCACTAACTATTTCTGCAGTAAAAGTTCCAAGTATAGAATCACTTGTATATTCAATACCATATTCACTTATGTAAATGTTAATCCCATCTTGAACAATCAATAAATCTTGTCCAGTAATGTATCCATTATCTAAATCTTTGATTTTAATTATATATTTTGCAATATCTGCACTAGTTGATAAAAATGAATCTACTATAGTTGCACCAGTTATTGGGTCTGATGTAAGATTAGGAACAGCCACAGATACAGTTGTGTGATACTTATCTGAAGTAACAATTGAAAATTGCCCAGTTGCTGGCGTAACTGCACCTATAGCAGTATTATTAATAGTTCCACCATTGAAATTTACATTATCACTAGATAAATTTGCACTTATAGTTCCAATATTTCCAGTTACAACATTGTTTCCATCAACTGCAATACTTTCTAACACAGTAAACGCACCAATTGATTGATTATAGCCAAAGAAACCTTGTTTGCTCAATAATACCTGTGATGGAGTTAATGGATATACACCTGCATCTAATGTAATTCCAATATCTAATGTAAATGTAGTTGTTGCTACTGATGAAATTTTCCAATAATTTTCAAGATTTGATGGTGTTATTGGTCCTTTTAAAAATAGATAATCGTTTGTTGTTATGTTAAGAGAATTAACAGTAACACCCATATTTAAAGTTACTAACGTAACATTAGTTGTTCCATCGCTTGTTAATTCAATAGATGTAATATATGATGAAATATCAATGTTAGAAATATATTCAACACCAGTATCATGGTCAACCGACGTTGTTCTACCAATAGGTCCTAATTGGATTATTGAATTTTCAACTTCTAACGATCCACTTGCATATAAATTTGCAGTAGTAACTAATCCATTATCAATTGTTAATGATAAGTTTTGATTTGGTGAAAACTTAATTGCGCCAGCTGCACCATTCGTAGAATAAGTAGTAAAAGTTGTATCAGCAAGATTTGAAGAACTATGTGAAGTACTAATTTCTAATCTATTAGTACTAGCATATCCTATAGATAATGATGGTGATAATGTATATGATGAATCATATAAACTTACATTTGATGCCAATTCTGTGATATTAGTTTGATTTCCATCTTGAATTAATCCATATATACTTGTAAAAAACCCAGCATACCATTTACTTGATAATGTTCCAAAACTAATACCATTAGCAGTTTCTGGAATAATACTTCCAGTACCAGTTACACCTAATTTTAAATTATCATTTAATTGAGTATTTCGTATTGTATTACCATTAATTAGTATTTGATCAACTTGTAAAGAGGTTAATGTTCCCAAACTAGTGATATTAGGCTGTGCTGCATTTATTACATCATAAGAATGGTCAGCAGTACCAACTAAATCACCGTAGAATGAACCAGCAGCATGAACACTTTCACCAACAAATACATTCTTAGCAATACCTACACCACCAGAAATCTGTAACGCACCAGTTAAAGATGGATCTAATGCAGTTGGTGATGAACTATCAACTGTTGATGTTATTTTAGTGACACCAGAACCAGAAGTTGACAAGTTTATGTCAACATTAGTTGCTGTATTAATAACATTAGCAGTAAAATAAAAATCTGCAATATGTGCATCTGTATACGATATTGTAGCAGTTGCCAGTGAATCAACATATGCTTTTGTTGCAGCATCTTGTGGATTAGTTGGGTCAGCTAAGTTAATAATTTTATGGTCAGTAATATCAATAGAACCAGTTCCATCGGGAACTAATTTTATATTTTCATTTAAATTGTAACTAGTTATAGTATTAGAAGTAAATATTAAATCGTTTATTCTAACAGTACCAGTAACTATTCCACCACCAGTTAATGGTAAATAGTTGTTTTGTAAATAAGTAGCTACGGCATATTGTGTTGGTGCAGTAAATGGATCAATGAATCCATTACTTGCAATTAATCCAGTATCATTACTTATTTCTTTTAACTGAACACCGGATGGTACTCCATCTCTAACTAATGGGCCAATAGCACCAAGGTTAGCTAAATTAAATTCACTTGCATTTAATGTTGAAGTATTGGTTATTAAGTCGATTGAAAATACATCACCAATTTTATATACACCACGTTCATTCATACTAGTGTAATAAACTTTTCCGTAATTTGTTTCACTTACTTCATGTATTGGATTTGGCACGCCACCATTTGCAGATAACGCATTATAAGTGATCCCAGAACCAACGTATTTGAATAAATGGTTATTTGCAGTAATTATACTGTCATAATAAAAGTTTACTGCAGTATCTAAAATAACATAATATATATTTGGACTTATTTTAACATTAGATGCGGTACCAATCAATGACGTTGCAGCTGTTATAAGATATTTACCAGAATGCCCATCTACACTTACTAATGTACTGTTTATAGGTTGCTCAATAAGACTCCCAATAGTAAATGCCGATATACCTGTTAAACTAGCTTGTGCCGACGCTGGTGTTATATTAGTTCCACTGATATTTACTGATGGGATTTCGGTATAACCAGTTCCATAACTTGAAAATGTTAATCCAGTAAGTTCACCATTAACTATATCAGCGGTTGCTGATGCAACAGTTCCAGTAAATAACAATGTTACATTATTATTGTCAACAGAAACCCCAGGCGTGTTATGAGTTGGAGGTGTTACCCCAAATGTTCCATTGCCTGTTATTGCTGTAACAAAATATAAATTATCACCATAATAATATTGTGAATGTAATGTAACCGCTAACCCAGCTTGCCAAATGTTTCCAAATGTAACTGTTGGTGAAACATATCCAGAACCTGGATCTGAAACTGACACTGAAGAAATACTACTGAATAATGATTCTCCAACCAACCCAGATAAATATGGTGCTCCATAAAAGCTATTACTAACTAATCCATAATCACCGCATTCAGTTGTACAAGAGTTTATATCTAATACTGCACCATTTTCAGCATCAAAACTTCTTGAACAAAACTGTGTATTACTAGCAGTAACATGAACAGTAACATTATTAGTTGCTAAAATTCCAATACCACCTTGGTTTATAGCAGTAAAGTTTTCAACCAATACTGAATTTACTAATGATAAATTTGAAAATGCAAGACCATCAATTTTAATACCACCACCAGCACCAGTTGGATTTATTCGTTTACCAGTTATAGAAACTTGACTATCTAATAATGGAAGTGATCCTGGGGTTATTGCTACATTTTGTACAGTTACTAATGGAACAAACAATGTCCCATCATTCAAAAATGGACCAGTTACACTAGAGCAGTTTTTAATTAATGGTTGTTGATTGAAAGTTACACCTGATGTTAAGTTAAATGCAAAATTTGGGGCGGCATGGTTCTTAACTGTCACACTAACTACAGTTGAACCACTATTTAAATAAAATACACCGTAGGTACCATTCTGTGGTATAACTATAACATTATTATCCTGACCCATAATAGTTACATTTGCTGGAATCATTAATGGATTATTTTCTGAATATACCCCACCAAATACCATAATTGTGGTACCAGGTATTGAAACACTTATTGCTGATGCAATTGATTGTTTTGGGGTAGATATAGACGTTCCAGAATTACTATCATTACCATTTTTTGCCACAAAAATAACATTTTGTGTTGGTGCTGTGGCAGATATAATAGCACTTTGTGGCAACCATGAAGTTGTTCCATCCAAGTGTCCTATTAAAATACTATCATTAATAGCAGGTGTTCCCAATGAAGGTTGAGCTTGTGATAATGATACGTATTGATATCTTGTTACTGTTAATTGCGTTGACGGTGTTACCGCCTGTCTTCCACTTAATAAACTAGGCATTTGCGGTCTCTAATATGCTAAGAGTAACTTTTAAACCTTGTGATTCACTGGCATAAGCTACTATACTATCGAAGCTTTCGATAATCATTTTTCCTTGAATTAATGTTGCTGCATCATTCGGCGGTATAGAATAATTTTTAACTATTTCTGTAACCGTATTTGGTGCTTGATATCCATTTAATGTAGCTGGATCTGGAAACACTGGCAAGTTCCGGTAATGTGCAAATGTTATATTAATATTTCTATCAGTAACATTTGATACTTGTGCCATTAATACAATCGCAGTTACTCCAGGAGGAGCGGTATATATTTTGGTAGTATTAGGTGATGTTAATTCATTCATATACCCAATTATTTCAGCTACAATATAATCTTTGTTTGTCATTAATATATTGTATGCATTTACATAATCCATATTTGTATTAAGTGTTCCTATATCAATTGGAACTCTAGATGGTGCAGCAGATGGACCATTATTAATAATAGTTGTCAATGTTCCAATAAGATCAGATACATTAGTAACAATAGTATTCAAGTTAGTTGTTGGAGTTAATAAATTTATATCCTGAACAACTTCAGTTTGATATGGTGCTTTTAAATAATTACTGCCATTTTGAGAATTTTTTATATATAATTGTGTTAATGGCAAGTTTTTTATAACACTAGACATAACAATATTCATGTAATTATAAGCATTTATTGTATCTGTTTTTTCAGCAGCAACCACTGAAGTAGTAGCTGAATTTGTAAAATAGTATACCCCTGCTTGAATTGCTTGTCTATTTGATGTATGTGTGCTATCAGAATACAATAAATCAAAGTTAATACAGTCAACGATAAAGCCAATATCTCTATAGCAATAATTAGTATTATCATAAACATCATTATTTGGATATCTAAATCCAACATTTGCAGTTCCAGTACCAGTTCCAGGTTGTCCTACTGCAGCAGTAAATGTCATTCCTGGTGCATATGTAACATTAGTTGTACCAGCAATTAAGTTCCATTGTAAATTTGTGGTATTGCCAAGTGTTTCAATAGTGTATACAGTACCAGCTATAAAATATCCAGCTTTTACTGTATTATATTTTATTGTAGTATTAAGATATGCAATAACTTCTGCTTTAATAAACTCTTTATTAGCTAATAATATATTAGCAGCATACTGAACATTAGTATTCAATGATGCTGTTAAACTAATTGGTTCTGGAGCAGGTGCAACAACTGGTCCATTTTGTATAATATTTGTAATAAGATCAATGTTATATGCAACAGCAGCTGTTTCAGTTGTAGTTCCATATTCAGTGTACACTACCTGTGGTACATTTGTTTGATATATTTCAGCAATTGGTTGACCTTCGATTATATTACCAACCAAAGATTTCATAAATGTATATGCCGAGATTGATTCTGAAATTTCATCTGCTTTAACTGCCGTTCCTGATCCACCATTACCACCAGATAAACTACCAGTATTAGTTGCAACAAATAATGTTCCAGCTGAATTGTTTGATGCACCGATTGCTACGAAATTAGTATTACCAGGATCAACAATAATATAAGCAGACCCTATATCAAACGACCCATCATTAACAATAGTTCCAGTTGAAATAGAACTAGTAGTTGATGAAAAACCATAATAATATGATCCAGCTTGAAGAGATTGACGATTTCCACCATAAATTAAATCAAATGAAATACAATCAATAATATATGACATATCACGATAGCATTTATCAGAATCATATGTAAATGCAGTTGAGAATGGAGCAGCATTTAATCCGTTTTGGTTATTAATCCAAGATATTATTTCTGATTGAATAAAATTTTTGTTTAACTGTAGTAATGTATATGCATTTAAAATTAATTCATCAGTTGTAATATCTCCATTTGGAACTATTGCATTAGTTACATTTGATGGGATAGTTGCTCCATCAATAAGAACACTAGATGTGCCACTAGAAATAATATTAGTTATATTAGTCATCAATTTTAGTAATGTTGTTTGACTAGATTGACTGGCAACCAATGATTGATTTATAACTTGTGCTGTTTTATTTCCACCACTCGCAGGATATGTTTGATTCAATACTACTGCTGAAATCACATCTTTTGCATGATTTAATGCTGCTTGGGTTTGGCTTGTTTCATTTGGGATTGTAGTTCCATCTTGAAGCCAATATTGTAATCCAGCAAAAGTAGATTGTGAACTACCAGAAAATAACAAATCAAATGCTAATGAATCAACAATTAATCCAGTATCTCTTGCACATTTTACTTGGTCATATACGTATCCAGCATTGAACATGCTGTTTACATACGCAACAACTTCAGTTTGTAAAAATACTTTATTTGCTTCAAGAATAGCTGCTGCATAAATTATGCCAGTATCTGTTGTTGTTTGAAATCCGGTATCAGTAATTATTCCAGTATTTGAAACAATTTTATTAGTTGTTCCAGCAGTTCCATTTTTAATAATGTCCATTATTAATTCAAATTCAGAATCTATTACAGCAACTGCTGCATCAGAACCTGCTGCTAAACTTGTATTTTGTGAAACATTATTTCCAACAGATTTTATAACTGTTTGATTTTTTACTAATTTTTTTGAAACTTCTTTTGCGTGTTCTAATGCTGATAATGTTTGAAATATTTCACCTGGAATTTCTGTGACTCCTTGTGACCAGTATTGAACAGCGGCAAATGCTGTTTGTGTATTACCACCAAAGAGTAAATCAAATGCAATAGAATCAATTATTAATCCAGTATCCCTGGAACATTTTGCTTGATTATACTTTAGTGTTGTTAAAACAGCCGTTTTTGTTTTAAACGTATTTAATGGTATTAATGCCATGTGTTAAATCCTCTTAACCTTCAATTGCTAATATAAACGGAGTCATTTCTGCAAATAAACTTTTTTGGAATGTTCTTCCGCTTAGAACACCCGTTGCTTGACTGATCACTAACCCTGGACCTATTCTAAAGTCTCCATTTTGGTCAGTAGATGTAAAAAATACTTTTCCACCATCTAACATATTTACCTCATTTGGCTGATTAGGGTCAAGTCTTCCTACTTGTGGTAATGCACTATAATTTGTTCCAGCACCAACATATTCAAATAAGTATCCAGATGCTGACATATAACTTCTTTGGTAAAAGTTAACGATAGAACCATCAGGAATTAAGTTATAATTTGTAACATTATCTTCTAATTGTACAATATGATATGTGCCTGGCCGTGAATAATACGACAATCCAGAATATACTGCATTATAATTAACACCATTACCACTGATTAAATCATATGCCACATTAATACAAATTAATTTTACATCTCTTCTACATTTACTTTTTTTATAATCTAATTGGTACCAATTGCTGCCGTATGAAGCAATTGATATTTGATTTTGAATATATGCATAAATTTCTTCCACGCAGAACTCTAGATTAGCAAGTATTAATTGTGCAGCATCCCCAGCACCTTTTGTTGGAACACCTTTTGATACCAATGTTATTCCAATATGACTTACTATTTCAGCATCACTATACTGATGTAAAGTTGATGTAAGATCTGATGTTATTGAATCGCTTCCTTTTAATATCGTAATAATGTTATCAATTAATCCAGTTCCAGGTATTGTAACACCACCAGATGTGCTAACACCTGTATAAATTAGATCAATAGCAGTTTGTCCGTCATATGCAACATTAAAATTTTGTGGTACAATAGTTTGCAAACTAGTTATAGGAGCATTTTGAACTATACTTTGTAATAGTCCAGCTAAAATTTCTAATGATTGAATTTCTGGATTAGCACTATCAGATGACCCATCTATTGATATTGGTGTAATTTGTTTTTGAGGTAGAATCAACCCACCTAAAACAATAGGTGTTATACCATCTGATTTTAATGATGGGTTATTTGATATCTTACTTGATAAAATAGTATAATATGCATTACCACAAGAAAACAAAGTAAAAAAGCTAGGATTATTAATATCACCACCAGATTGTGTTATAGGCTTACTTAAGTATACTGTTTGTGGACCTAAATCTGTAATGGTTGTTCCTGTTTGTAAATAACTAATATTTGTTACTAAATCTTTATCACTACCATATTGATCATGCAAATATAATGCTTGTCCAATAAACATATCAGATACATCAATTCCAGTTATTGTTAAATCGCCTTCTGTAATAGTAGAAAAAGTAACTGTTGCTGTTAAGAATCCAGGTTTATTTTGTGCATTTACATAAGTTGGTTCAGGAATAACTTCCATCATTAACGAAATATGAGGTCTATATTGAGTATCAGGAACAAATACACACAACTGTTGTTTGTAAGGGAAAAATCCTGATGGATAATATTGGTTAACACCAAATGAATTAGATACCGGATCATATGCAAAACCTGATGGGTTATATATTGTTCCAGAGAATTCTCTAGGGCCATATCCTTTGGCAATCATACAATAAGTACCAAAGTTAGCATTAGAGTTTGTAATAGATGCAATACCACCGTTGTCAGCTTGAACTGCGATAGAACTAAAGATTGTAAATACTGATACTAACTGAACATATCCTTTATTTGTTACACGAACACCTCGTCCACCTTGGTTTACCTGTGTAAAAGCATCAGCAACAAATGATCTAACTGGCGAATTATCAGTAACAACATCACCATCAATTAGCATTCCACCCATTGCACCCCATGGATCACATTTTCTATTATTCCATCGTTCTGGTATTGTAGATTCTACTACTGGATAAACAGTAGTATAACCAAAATATAATGTAGAATTAATACCAATACCAACGGCTGGGTTATCTAATGTAATGTCATATATAGCATTTCCATTTCCATCTACTTGTATAAAATTACACGCAGTTACCTTAGTTGATTGTTTAACATTATCAGCACTAAGTCCAGTTGCATAAAATAATGATGTTCCAATATGCTTTTTATATGCAGCATGTCCATACGCAGGACCATGTTGTATAATATCAGTAAGAATATTAATATTTCGTTCAATGTATGGTATAGTTATTATACCATTAGACCATGCACTGTTAGTTGTTTGTTGTATTGATGGAGCCCATCCAGGGTTGTATAAAACATTACGAACAATACTTTGCATTGCAGTTGAAATTTCATTAATTGCTGCTACGCATACTGTTGTTTCTAAATTAGTTAGGACAGATACATTATCCACATAATATGAAACAGCCAAATCAAATGTTCTATAATTACCACCTAGTAATATATCTTGTGAAATAGCATCTATAATATAGCCAACATCTCTTTCACTTTTTGCACTATCATATACAAAAGTTGGGTATTGGTTACTAATAAATGAAGTAATATCGCTTTGAATATATGCTCTATTTGCTTGTAATAACAACTCACCACTGTCTAATCCGAATTCTGGACCAGTGCTATAATAAATTGTTGGCGTGTTTGCAATATCTAAAATTATTGATTTGATTATATCAATATTAGTATTAAATGGGGTAACTGCGATGTCTGCATTTTTTAATAATTCTGGTGTATATACTGGAATTCCAAATTTAGCAGTACCAGATCCAGCTCCTTTTCCAGTAGCAACGAAAACAGTTCCGCCGTTATTATTAACTGCACCAATTAATCTAAAATCAGTATCAGCTGCATCAACGATTGTATATGTTCTACCAGTAATAAAATATCCAGCATTAACTGTAGTATTATCAAATAAATCAATAACTGTACCAGTTCCGTTTGCAGCAGCAACAATACTTGCTACTAATGTTTTAATATAATCTAATCCATTGTTAGTTTGTAGCTCTTGACCAGAAATATAACTAACCGCACCATCCCAATAGGCAACACCTGTTTGAATAGATTTTGAATTACCACCAAATGTAGTATCATATAATACATGTTCAATAATTATTTGAATATCACGTCTAAATTTTTCAGGGTCATATATGCTGTTAAATGGATCCCATAATGGATTAGAAATTGGATACGTAACTCTTATATGTTCTAAAACTTGTTCTTGAATAAATTGGACATTGGCTAGAATCAAAGTTCTAGCAGTAAAAAATCCTTGGTCTTGTGGTGCTGTATTAATTGACATTCCAGTTTTAACGGCAGTAGTAATGTCACCACTCAACGCTTCAGAAACTGAAATTGTAATGTTTATATCACCATCGTCAAATCTTTCACAAGTAGCTACCGCTAATGGTAATTGAACAGTTTGATTTGGTATAAACATAGTACCATCATATAACCATGGGCCACTCTGATTAGTACAGTTTTGAACATATGGCGACTTATATACTGTTATTTTACCAGTAGTAAATGCTGCTGTTGTATATGTTTCAGATGCTACACTAGACATTGATATCTGTGAGCTAGAATCAATTGAAACTACAGTTGTACCATTAGGAAATAATTGAACTCCAAAGACTATTGGACTTTCAATTTCCATACCTATAACAATATTTTCAGTGTCGCTCACTGATGTAATTATATTACTACCAAGAGTAGTATCACCATTGAAAATAAATTTATAATTAATTGGAAATGATACTGAATATGCACCACGATCTAAATTTGGATTTACAATTCCACTTCTACCATTTATAAATTGCATTTGTGCAAGATATGATGAACTATTAACATGGAATAAATCCTGTGTTTTGTTAATAGGTTCAACTTCAGTTGTTCTTAAATCGCTACCAATAATAGATGTATACGGTTTTACAACAATTGGATTATTTTCTAAATAACGTCCTGCTGCAACTTTGATAGATGTTCCTGGTTGATATAATGGTGATTTTACCGCACCAGAAATAGTTCTACACGCGCGTGAAGGATCTTGTGCTGAACCATCATTGGTATCTGACCCATCCATTGTTACATATATGACATTAGTAACTACAGGCGCAGTACCATATGGTGTACCTGTTACAAAGATATCACTATCAATAACGGTCCTTCCAGAATCTACCTGAACTATATAGTCGCCTTGTTCAACTGTTAATACTCTTGACATTTATACTCCTTAGTTGGAGGGCCTTTATAGCCCTCCGTGTTTTTTGTTGCTTAATTAAGCAGTTACTATTTGAACATAGATACCAGATGCAGCATCTAATTTCCATGGTGCAGCTGCACCCGTTGCATATAAATAACCAGAACCACCTGGTTTTCTAGTTAATAATGCTTTATGAGCAGTTAGTTTTGTAACCCAATATGAATTACCTGCGCTATCAACAACTGTGATATCCATCTCGCCATCAGCAGATGAATCTTTACCAACTAATATTGCAGAACGAACTGACCATGGTTCACCAGAAACCAAAGTTGCTGTTCTTACAGCATATCTGCGACTTGCTTCTTGTTTAACAATATCAACCAACACACGTGATCCACTTACCCAAGCATATGCAATAATAGCATTTTCTTGATTAGTAACTGAACCAACTGCGCCACTATCAGTTGTTAATACAACTGTTCCTAATGTTCCGTTAAATGTTCCACCAGCTTGTGTTGGTGATGCAGTATAACCAGAACCTTTATTTGTAATAGTTGTTCCTAATGCTTCATATGTTATAGTTAAAGTCAATCCTGAACCTACATTTGCATCAGATGTTGATGCAGATTGTGCACCAGCAGCCAATGTTGTAAATGATCCAACAGTTGCAACAGCAACAGAATTAACAGTACTATAGGTAGTACCATAAGTAAATGTTGCACCAGTAACACCAGTCCCAGCAACGATTGTTAATGGATTAGTTGCATTAACAGAATCAGCATAGTTTGCATATAATGTAGCAGCTGTTGCGGTTGGTGCACCCATGTAATATGTTTGTCCAGCAGCAATTGCAACTCCACCAATCGATAGTGTCCCAGTAATTGACGCACCACTAATAGTAACACTAGTTCCAGAAATATTTGCAGTAGTAGTTGTATCAAATCCAATAGTTGTTGCACTAGCTCTTACTACAGTAGTCAACGTTCCAGTTCTTAATGTTGGGGTCCAAGTTGATGATGCATATATAATAGAACCAGTTCCTGCTGGATATGCTCGTGTTTGTGAACCACCAATAGTTGCTGACTTTGCTTTTGATAAAATTGTTGCAGTAGCAGTTATACCATTTGGAATAGATGGTGCTGTAAAAGTTATAGTTGGTCTGGTAGTATACCCACCAGCTGGTCCACTAACTGCTGCGCTTAGAACTCCTTCACCACCGATATTATCATCAGTAGTAGTAGCTGAGGTACCGATATTACGGTTACCAAAATATTTTTTATTTAAAGGTCTTCCCATTTTATTTGTCTCCTTGACGTTTTAGGTCATACGTTGTATGGTACAACATAAGTCCACATTGAAGTGGCTCTTCTATGACAATGTATTTATCCAAAGTGGATACGTAATGCTAATTGATTAATATATGCTAAATCACGATGTGGCAATGTTTCATTACTTTGAAATGCAACAACTGCACCAAATGTAGGGTCTGTTATATCAGTTGTAGTTAGTGTAGTCCCCCACATATCAGTTGGACCACCGTATACATTATAATCTCCAATAACAGGTAAATTATGTTGGTATGCATATTGTGTTGTCATATCAACCCCATAATTCAATCCAATTAAATTACCGTTTAATGTTAATTGAATTGTTAAATCTTGAATTCTAGCAGATCTTTTTATATTTACTCGTAATTCTATACCAACAATTGTTTCAGATAATAATGGTATTTGATAGTCTGTCATCCATATTTGATTGGTTTTAGACCTAAATCGTTCCATCCATAAGCCAGGTATGGTATATAATGTGTCAGATGAGACTGCATATGCATCGTTAGATGTTGAGGATGTTACATCATTCCATGGGATTGTATAGTAAAAATTATCACTAACTTGTTGAACAGTATTGGCACTAATAAAATCTGTATTCATGAATGTATTTATACAAAAAAACCACCCGAAGGTGGTTATTTCTACTTACTTTTACAATTATCTCCGTGCCATCGTGGATAAGTATTTACTGGTATTTGCTGTTGACAATGTGGGCATAACTTTTTTGGTCTAACTAACCCACGTTGTGCAGATGCTCTTTTTTCTATAACTTCTGCACTAAACTTTCTACCAGTTGCTTTATCCCTCATTTTTTTCTTGGTTTCTTCACTATGAGTTTTACCAAACATATTATTATTACTACCCTGTTTAGCAATCGATAATTTTTCTTTCCATTCTTCACTAAATGGTTCACGTTTTCTTCCAAGTTTGCTTTGGCTTATCTTTTGTCTAGCTTCTAAATTTTTAGAGCCATTTTTATCACCTAATATAGCCTCACGTTGTTTACGCTTACCATCTTCACTTCTAGTAAATTTGGCACCATACATAGGATTATTTTTACCAGATACCTTATTACTTTGAAGTATCGCATATTCTTCTTTTAATTTAGCATACACTCTTGATGTGATTGCGGTTGTATACCTGTATTGTTTAGTATTTTCAGCACGCATTATTCGCAATGCATTAAGCATTTTCCAATGTTCTTCACCAGTTGAATATATTTTAACTAATAACCAATGACATATAAAATGTTCTCTTGCCGTTAGTTTTACTATATTATCATCGGTATCTAACCCACCTAAACTTTTTGGAATGATATGATGGTTTTCACTATATTCTGATAATAATCTATTTTTTGCATTTTCTGTTAGTATGCTATACCATTTTTTATATTTATTCATATATCTATTTATGTTTCTTAGTTCAATATAGAATATTATATCACAAAAAAACCACCCGAAGGTGGTTTTTAATTGATATATTACAAATAACTAAGTATTAGCTAAATTTAACGTTTGCACTATTAATTTGAACTAAACCTAAGTAATCCGCAGCATTACCTAAAGATGATGCAGTATTACTAAGCTCCACGTAGCCATATCTTGTCATAAAGCTTACAACTGGTTCGAATGTTGATGGATCTAAAACAACACCACTTGACATCAATGGAATGTATGGGCAGTAAAACGCTGGAGCGTCTGATTCAGAAGCACCTTTATAGCCAACCAAGATTGAAGTTGCGTCGTTAGCGTAGCTGTTTACATATACTTTTAATGCATTGTTTAAAGTACCAACAAATTTAGTATTTGTAGGAGCTTCAAAAGTACCTTCTGTAGTACGAGCAAAAGCTGAAGTAGTAGCAGATTGTAAAATTGTTAATGCAAATGGAGATACAACAGCATAGTTACCAGCACCACGACGTGTACGTTGTGCAATCAAGTTGCTCACACGGTTGATTTGGATAGCTAAAGCAGCATGTTCATCACCTACGAATGTAGCTGTACCAGATACATTTGCTTGGTCATAAGTTTGTGTTGGTGTACCAGCTAATGAAATTAAAGACCCGATGATTTCTTGGTCAATTTCAGCAGTAATTTCTTGAGCTAGAGCAGCCATAATTTCTGCTTCAACATCAATACCTTGTTGTGATTGTGCATCTTGTGCTGATTCAAAAGTCCAACGAGCACTCAATTTACGAGTTTTCGCTTCAACAGTTTGTTTCAAGATTTGGATGCTCATTCTTTTACCAGCTTGTCCTTCTAAGCTAGCAGTTGAAGTTGCTCCAGCAGGTGATGTATCATTACCTGAATAAGCTTCTGCAATTTTAAATGGGCTTAACGCTTCTTCACCAGCAGTAACACCAGTTGCACTATCAGCATAACGAACACGTAAAGTGTGAATTTGGCCAACAGGACCTGTCATTGGTTGTACACCAACTAATTCGTTAGCAATAACTGTAGGCATTACACGACGAATAACTGGTAAAATAACACGGTTTAAAGTAGCAACGTTACCAGCTGATGTAGCACCAGCAGTTGCGCTTTCTGTTAAATATTTACGAGTGTTTTCTAAAGTTACACCCATTACTGATTTTTTTGTTCCTTGTAGACCTTCTAATAGGGCTTCTTTCGTTTCCGCCCAACGGCCATTAAGTAGTTCTGACATTTAATTTCTCCTTAAATTTAAAGCCCAGCGAGTCTACGCATATCAATGATATTAGAGTCGTCGCTGCTACGATTGGTTTTGGAAATTTTATTTCCAGTTATTTCTTTAGCCTCTACTAGTGCCTGTCTTTTCTGTGGAGCTTTTCCAGCTACAACAGCAGGTAAATACTTTTCGAAACTTTCATTAAGTTTTGAGGTTTTTACACTCTCCATTAATTCATTCATAATTGAACGTTGCTCGCCATTTAATGGAGATAAAAGTTCGCTCATAATTTCTTTTCTTTCTTGTGCTTCTTTCAACGCACGGATTTCTGCTTGTTTACTTTCTAAAATCTTTTCCGCTTTCACAACCGCGTGGGCCGCTTCTTGCATTGCTTGATCTTTCATGTCTATGACTTTGAGTAATTTAGCAGTTTCCGATTTTTCACTCAAGTAACTAGTCTGATATTCAGCTGCAAATGCTTCGAATAACTTACGACCAAACTCTTGTCTACGAGCTGCTTCAATGTCTTCTTTTAATGATGTAATTTCAGAACGTAATCCTTTATTTACAACACTTTCAACCATTGTTGCCGCACGTTGAACAAATTGTTCTTTTACTTTTTGTATTTCTTTACGACCTTCACGAAGTACTTTAACTTTCGTTTCGGCTAATTCTTGTTTATCTTTGTAAAACTCTGTAATTTCTTGAGCTAGAGCTTCAACTACGAAATTTTCTAATGTGCCAAATTTACTAGCCATTTGTATTTGATCTTCGTGCAATTCTTTAACTTCAGAAGCCAACTGACGAGTTACGAATTGTTTCATAACACCAGCACTTTCTGAAATTTTTCTAGCATATTTAACTTTCATTTCTGCTAATTGCTTACGATCATCTGCAAACTCACCGATTTCACTTTTTAGTTGGTCAGAAATCATGCGATCTACTGCTTCAACCATTGTCGATTTATCGTGTTCGTATTTTTGTGCAAATTCTTCACGTAATTGTTGACTTACTTGTTCACGGTTTTCGTTTATTTTACGATCCCAAGCTTGTTCAATTGACTCTTTAATCTCACCAGATATCACATTGTTTTCAAATAACTTGTTTAATGCATCTAACATGTGGTTCTCCTATTAGTGGAGATTTCCTGTATAATACAGGTTCTCGGTTTTGTTATACGTTGGTATTTCTACTGCGGTATTTAGTTTCGCAGCTTTGTTAGCTGCTTTTGTTCTTTTTATTTTTGCTATCGTTTCTGGTGAACGAGATTTCCCTTTCAAAGATTCACTGCGTTTTTTATTTGATTCTTCAGAATGGATTATACCAGTTAAACCCTTGTTCCACGCTGGTTTACCGTACATTGGGTTATTTTCACCCTGTTTTCTAATACTCAATTTTTCACGAACTTCATGACTAATTGATTTTCCAAAAAATGGTTGTTTTTCTTTTGGTAGTCCTTTATTCCATGCTACTTGTAATCCAGTTTTACCTTTATTACTTGTGGCTATTCCAGTAGTAGAGAATTTTCCAGCACCATTGTGTTGATTAAAACTCATGTTACTGTCCGCAGCATTTAAACTAGTTAATAATTTACTTTCCAATTCTCTAATATATGGTGGATTACCAATAACCAAAATGGTTCTTTTCCAATTAGACCGATCTTCAATTATCATTGGTCTAACAAGTTTACTGGAACAAATATAGCCATCATTTGGATGACAATCTTTTCTAGTTCTAGAGCCTATGTACCATTTTCCAGATAATTTATTTGTCCATTTATACAAATAAGCAATCGTCATTATTTCAATCCATTAATAATATTAACTAAAGATTCTTTGAGATATTTTTGCGCGTGTGGATCACCTTTCACCTCTTGCGCTATGCGAAAGGCATTATAACCACCTTTTGTATTCATAAGATGTTCATAAATTGGTGTTGGGTAAGCACCTGGAGCGGATGGCTGGGCCACCATATCTACTGTGATAATCTCAAAATCTGATACTTCATTAGAACCGTCACCGCTGACGTTTCCAGAACCTCTAGAAGACACTCCCAATTTAACTCCACTTTCCAGCATTGTTTTAATCAGTTGTCCCATAGGGGTTGGCAAGATTTTAAGCTTGCCGTAACCATTTGGTCCGTCCATCCACATATTAGTTATCATATGGGATACACGGTCCAAATTTATTTTTAGATCATCTGGATGATCTACTTCTCCGAGAACTGAATAACCGTTCTGAATCTGATCATTAAGGGTCTTAACAGCCTTGCTAATCTCACTAACAGGATAAACTCGTTGGTTGGCATTGCGAATGCCTCCCTGAATGCAAATTCCACTCATATACAAGTTTTTACCGTCTCTGTCATCAGATTCAACAATCATATTAGCTTCGTTGAAACTGAGGTTTTCTCGGAGATGAAACATATTTTATTTACCTCTAAATAAACTTGTGTCGTTTACTGATTTTTCACCAGTACCTTTTTTCTCAGCACCGTGACCTTTACTAACTGAACTTAATTTTGTAGCTGATTTAGCACCAGGTACATTTACGTTACCGCCAGTTTGTGGTTTTGTAGCTGGATTTAACAATCCACCATTTGATCCACCTTTTGTTTCATCTGAAGAACGACCAATTACTTTACCACCCATGTCATTTTTCATGTTGTCAATAACTGATTTAGTTTGAACACCATTGTCACCATGTTTTGGTAATGCAACTTTGTTTACATATTCCATGAATGCTTCCATTTCATCTTTTGGAAATTTATGGTTAACTGTAATTTCTTTAACTTCTTGGTCATCAGCACCTAACTCAGCGCCAAATTCATCTTCTTCACCTTCTTCGTCACCAAATTCTGGTTCTTCTTCACCACCAAACATATCAGAATGTTCTGGCTCATTTTCTTCACCAGCTAACAATTCTTCAAATTCAGCTTTTAATTCTTCTAATGCATCTTCAAGGTCCATTACGCGATCTTCTAAATCACCTTCACCCATTTCATCATCTTCTTCGTCACCAAATGGATTTTCTGAATCATCTTCTTCATCATCTGATTCTTCATCATCACCAAAAGGATTTTCTGAATCATCTTCTTCATCTGATTCTTCTTCGTCTTCTTCAGAATCAGTTTCTTCTTCCTCTTCTTCTTCAGAACCTGGGAAGTCTGATTCTAATAATTCTTCATATATTTCACGTGATTTTCCAACAACAATGTTGTGAAAAATTTCTTTTGCTGTTTCTTGATCTTCATTGATCAAAGCTTCAAGCATAGCTTCAAATTGTGCGCGATCTGTCATTAGTAATTCTCCTGTTAATATTACATGCAAGGCTGTATCTTATTTACATTATTTAGTAAATATGTAGCTATAATAGTCAAAAAAGGCTATTTTTGTGAATTTATGCAGTAGGTGGTGGTGTAGAATACATTGCATGAATAAAATCCAATTCTGCTTCTTGCTCTAATAAATGAGCTTCACTACTTTTTCTAAGTTCATTTAATTGACCTAAAGTTAGTCGTGACTTTCTAGTATCACCACGGTGCATAGTAGTCTCATCACGTTTTGGTTCGTAACGTAACTCACTAGCAACCTGTCTAGTATCTGGATCTATATAAAATAATTCTCGTAAAATCATAATGTATTTATACTTGTGGAGCAGAACCTGGCATTCCACCAGGCATTCCAGGCGCAACACCAGGTGCACC